GGGAGGTTCGACCGTGCGGATCGTCTCATTGGGTTTGTCTTCGGCCGGTGCGTTGCCCGGCACGTCGTTGGTCATCGACATGGCATGACTCTCCTGGTTGTTGGGCTTCACCCGGTTGGTGATCTCGAAGGAAAAGAGGCGACCCGGCTGATCGGCGCGGACCTGCGCGCCCGGATCGGCACCGATGGTCACGAAACTGAGTTCGTGAGGCGTCCAGCGTTCGACAAACCATTTATCGACTTCGCCGGCCGTCTCCGATTTCTCGATGCGCACTTTGTCGATCGAGTAGCCGACGGACACATTGCGCACGATCCGATCTGCGACGAGGGCGAAAAGCCGATCCGCGCTTTCATCTACGCCCGGTTTCGGGAAGCGGATCGTGGCGATGCCTTCGCCGTCCCGGATCGCTGCCCGTTCGACAACCGCCACCTGCGCCTGCGTGGTATAGGCGTTGTGGCTGTCGAGGACCGCGGCGCCAGCATTCAGGCGCGACAGATCGACGGCCTTGTCCGAGACGATGAGAACTTCGTCGTAGTTGACCGTCCGCATCGAATCCCAATCGAACCGACGGCGGCGCACTGAAGCGCCGGTCGTCCAGACGAGGCCGATTGTGCGTGCCTCGGCATCGATCGAAGAGACCGGCGCAAGGCGGGTCTGCATCGGGAGCGCATCGCGGCGCTCCCGAATCTGTTCGGGCATGAATGCCTCCTTGGATTAGGACTTCTTCGCGGTGCCGCTGTCGGCCTGGTCGCTGCTGGGCGGCTCGGGCTGATAGAGACCTTGCTGCGTGACCTTACGCGGATCGCTGTCGAGCACGATCCCGAGCTTGTCGAGCATCGCGTTGGTCTCCGCGGTTTCGGCGAGAATGTCTTCGAGGTTCTCGCCCTGGCGCGCCACGACGCGGCGAAGCGAGGTCGATCCCATGCGCACCATCATGAGGTCGGCCCGCGCGTCATCGAGCGGGTTGAGGTACTCGAACTTGGGCGGCTCCCATTCGACGCCTGCGGTAGCCACCGGGATCGATCCGGCCGCGTAGGCCGCGGCAATAAACCAGTCCCACACCGGCTGGCAGAAGGTCGGAATGACGACCTGCCACTGGATCGCCGAGACGAGCCGGCGAAATTCGACGATGCCGGCGCGGATGGACGAATAGTTGACTTGGCTGAGATCGCCGGTCAGCAGCTCATACGGCAGGCGAAACCCCGCCGCGATGATGTGCAGCTGTACCCGGAGCCACTCACTGATGCCGGCGGTTGCTGCCGGCTGGTTGAATTTGATGTCCTTGCCGCCGCGCGCATAGGCGATCAGGCCGGGCTCGAACTGCTCGATCGTCTTGCCGTCGGCATCGACAACGGCGGGCGCCACGCCCTGATCGGCATCGTCCGCCGCGGTCACGATGCCGACAAGGCAGGCTTCGGTCTTCTTGCGAACGAGCTCGGAATTCGTCCAATCGTCCAAGTCGCGAAGCGCGCGCATGACCGCCGCGCCCCACGGTACACCGCGCTGCTGGACGCGATCGCGCAGGAACAGGTGCACCACGCCATCGGCCGGAATGCGGACCGAAGCGATGCCGCGCGACATTGGAATTGCGATGTCGCCCGGATGGTCCGGGAAGAGCCAGTACGCCAGGCGGCGCCCGATCGCGTCGTATTCGATGCCGCGAACGGTGCGACCGCCGTCCGGGCGTCCGTCGATCTTCGATTCGTCAAGGTGGTCGGCCTCGTTCAACTGGATTTGCAGCGGCACCGGCAGGCCGTCTTCGGCGCGCCGAATCCGGCGCCGCGCGAACACGTCGCCGGCCTCGACCATCTCCCGCACGGCGAGCGTGGTGAGGCCATTGAAATCCGACCGGCCATCCGCGTCGCAGACCTTCGACCATTCGGCGAACAGTGCATCGATCTTGCGGTCGAGCGTTGGATTGCCCGTCTTTGCACGGGGCGTGATGCCGTCACCGACGATGTTGTTGACCCAGGCGCTCACCGCCTTCGCGGCGTGCGGATTGTTGCGCACCAGATCGCGCATGCGGTTTCGCAGGAGCGCGCCGGCCGAGGCGATCTCCGCGTCGGCCGACGCGCCTGTCGAACGCCAGCCGTCGGTGCGTCGCCCACGTGCGGCGCCGTCATAGGCCCGCTGCGCCAAGCCGTCGAAGGCCTGGCGCGCGATCAACCGCTTGACGCCGGCGCGCGGCGCCACGGCCGCGATCGCGCGATCAAGCAACGTCGGCGCTGCGGCCGGCGCTTGCATCATTGGTCTCCGCGAGAGAACGAGACAAATCCCGCGATCGGACGCGGATTGCCGCCGGCCGCCGCGATGGCGGACTCGATGATCTGAATGCGCCGAAGCAACGCCGCCTCGGAATCATATTCGACCGTCTTGCCTTCATAGGTGACGCGGGTCGTGCCGCTGGCATAGGCCGCCTTCAGAGCGTCAAGCTCCGCTTGCGTCCAGCTCATCGAAACCATCTCCCGTCTCCATCGCGGCCACCCAGCCAACTCGATTTGCGTTTTTCGCCCGACGCGGGAGGCGGCCTGACTTCGCCCGCCACCTGTTCGGGCGGTCGATCCGTGGCCACCTGCCGCTCAAGCGATTTCCATTTCGCGTCTTGCCAGCGGTCGATCCCGAGCATCCAGGCGGCGGCGCGCGCATAGACGCGGCAGTCGAGCGCTTCGTTGCGCTCGCGCATCTGCCGCCATTCGAGCTTGGTGAAGCCGCGACGATCGCGGACGGTCACGAGCTGCTCGGCGGTGAGCTGCTTCACCCATTCGGCCGAGATCCCGAGAGGCAGATGAATGAAGCCGTCGGGGAACGCCACGCCACCGGCCAGTTCCTCGGTCGTCGGACGTTCAAGCCGAAGGAAGCGGTAGGTCTCCGACTTGAATACCGCGACCGAAACCTTCCACAGCCGGACGCCGCGCCGAATCTTTCGGCCATCTTCGGTGGCATCAACAAAGGTGGGGCCGTCCACCGGCGCGGAGCGGTCGAAGCCATCGACGCCCTTGATTGCCGCGGCGACGCCGGCGCCGAATTTCCGCACCCAGGCATAGACCTGCGATGTGGAGCGTCCGTCGCCCGAGTCGATCGCAAGCCGCGCGATCCGCATCGAGGCGCCACCTTCGTGCATCCACTCGGCGGCAAGCAGCCGCGTCAGGTCATCCCAGGCGGTCTGCCGTGAAGTATCGCCGTCGATCACGACATGATGGACGAGCCAGCTTTCAACCCCACGGCCCCAGGCCCAGATATCGACCTCGATTCGGTCGTGCTGCACGTCGGCGCCGGCGGTGAGCACGAGTGCGCCCCATGGAATGGCGCGGAGCGCATGCTCCTTCTCGCGTTCGTAAAGACGCTTCCAGTCCGGCGCCTCGCCGCGCTCCTGCCAGGTCTCGCCGAGCAGCGTGTTCTTCGCCGTTTTCAGCGCCGCGTCGTTTCCCTGCGCCGCTTCCCATTCGCGCGCGATCTGCGCCCATGAGAGCCAGCCGACCGGCGAGTAGAGGCCCGAGATATGGAAGCCGACCACGAACGGATCGGCGCCCGTCGCGGTCGTCCGCCATTCACCGCGCGCCAGTATCGCCGTCTTGTGGTGTTCGGCGATTCCGCGTTCGCAGTTCTCGCAGACGTACTCGGCGGTTTCGGGCCCGCCCTTTTCCCAGATGAGCCGCTCAAAGCGCAGCCATTGCATGTGGTCGCAGTGCGGGCAGGGAACGAAGAACCGCCGTTGATCCGTTCCCTCGAACTCGCGCTCGATGCGCGACAATCCCTTGATCGTCGGCGTCGAAACCATGAACACCTTCCGGCGATGTCCGAATGTCCGCGTGCGTGCTTCGGCGAGAGCGACGGGATCGCCTTCGCCCTCGACATCGCCGGGATAGGCGTCCACCTCGTCGAGGAAGAGCCATCGCGCCGGCATCGAGCGCAGGCCGACCGCGCTGTTCGCGCCGGTGAGAATGAGCTGGCCGCCGGCGAAGCGTTTGGCGAGGACCGTATTGCCAGAATCGCGCGCGCGGGCCGGCATGATCAGCGCACGGAGCTCCGGACACTCCTCGACAAGCGGGTCGATGCGCTGCTGCGAAAGACGCTTGGCGAGATCGGTCGTCGGCTGAACCGCCAGGAACGGTCCCGGCGCCTGGTGGATGCAGTAGCCGATCCAATTGTTGCCGGCTTCGGTGGCGCCGACCTGCGCCGCTTTCATGAACACCACGCGCCGCGCCGGATGCGACGGCGACAATGCGTCCATGATCGCGCGCATGTAGGGCGTGCGATCCGTCCGGTAGCGGCCCGCTTCCGAGGAAGCGCGCGACGATAGGATGCGATAGCGATCCGCCCATTCGGAAACCGTCAGCGCCGGATCGGGCGCGAGACCCCGCGCCCAGGCGCGGATGATGTCGGCCTCGCCGTCATAGGCCTCACCTGAGTTCGACCCGGACGTCCGAGAGCTCGGCGAGATGCCGTCGGACATGCTTTTCTAGAACCGTTTCCATTTGATGCGGATCGATTTGCAGGTCCGCGGCCATCAGCGCGGCGACACGCGCTGGCCATTGCACCCAGGCGTCGCGCTCACGTCGTGCCAGCCCGAACACCGTGGTGACGGCACGTGCCCGATCGACCAATTCGCCCTTGATCTTGGCGAGGCGAACGCTGCGCTCCTGCGCCTTGATGACCTCGTTGGCCGTGCGAGCGCGCAGGAAGGTTACATCCCCTTCCACCTTGTCGCCGGACTCGCGAAGCGTCTTCTGCACCGCATCGACCGCGGCGCGAGGGACCGCCTTGTCATGAACAGGCTCGCGGGGCGGCTTCGGCGCCGAGGGGGCATGCGCTCCGCGCTGCTGGGCCGGATCGGTGCGCGCCGCCCAATCGCGGTCGGCCTTCTCGGGATCGATGGTGCCGTCCGGTTCGAGCGTGATCCGGCCCGAGGTGATTGCTTTGCGAACCGCGTTCTCGGCCACGCCGCGATGTCGGGCATAGGCCCTGCGGGAGAGACCCATGCTCCTCTCGCGCTCCCGATATTCCAGAAAATCCAGTGACTTATCAGTTGCTCTCTTTGGCGGGTCGAGCCTGACTGCTCGTGTCAAACGGAGGGCATCTCATGCCGAAAGTTCATCCGCCAACCGAACGCGATGCCGCGATCATCGCCAATGCGGTCCGGTTCGACCTCGCGCTCTTCATCGGCCGAGGCAAATACGCGCACGCTTCCGCGCGGACCTTGACCGAAGCGCGGAACGAGTCCGCGCCAAGCCTTGAAGCCGAACATCCCTATGGGCGCCGTGCCCTGATCTACGCCATCGACGCCGATGGCCGTTCGGCGCTTGTTACCGACGACATCCCAACCGAAAGCAAGGAGAGTCCGATGAAGACCTACGCCAAGAAATTCAACGCGCAGCGTGCCGCGAAGGCGGCCTGCCATGACCTCGACGAAATCGAGATCGTCAAGGCGAAGGACGGCTTCACGTGGCGCCTGAAGCAAGAGCCGAAACGTGTCGAGCCAAAGGATGCCAAGCTTGCGCCCGATGCATCGCGAGAGCCGCGGCTGGCTGACAAGCAGCGCCCGCTCGGCAAGCGCGCGGCGATCGAGGCGGCGGCGCGCGAAGGCAAGCTGCCCGAACCGCCGGATTTCAGCGCGGAAACCCACAAGCGCTTCCGCAACAAGCTCTCGAATGTGGTCGAACTCGCCAAGGCCGGCGACCTCAAGGGCCTCCGGGCGTTCGAGATCAACCCCGTCAGTTCCAGTCCGAAGGCAATCAAGCGCTACCGCGATCTCTGCATCGTCGCGATCGAAGCGCAGGCCGCGCATTAAGGCCGTGCCGGCCCTGCAACGTTCCAGAACAACACGCGGCCCGGTCCCTTCCGGGCCGCGTATCTATTGTAGCCTATCGCCAAGCAGCGCGGGTATTGTACGAATTGTCGGAGGGCCAACGCGTATTGGACGGCGATCATGGCGAAGCGGGGCAGGAGGGCGCAGCGGCCGCAGAATTACGAACAGCGGATCATCCTATTCCTCGACTTTCTCGGGTTCAGGGAAATCATCCAGAGTACGGTCGGCGACAGCCGCAATCTGCGGTCTCTGCTAAAGGCGATCGACCGGCTATATGACATAGGCCGGGAGGATGCCGACCTCTACCATACGCGGAGTATCACGACCTTTTCCGACTCCGTCGTTCTATCCTACGCCGTGCACGAGCAGTCGGCGGTGTTCTATCTCCTAAGCGATATCGCCTTCGCAGTGATCGACCTGGCAATCCGCGGTTATCTCGTCCGCGGCGCGGTGACCATCGGGAACTTGGTTCACACGAAGCGATACTTGGTTGGCCCTGCGATGGTGGAGGCGTACGACTTGGAGTCTAAAGTCGCGAAGAACCCCCGCGTGCTCATCAACCGGAAGCTCGTATCGATCGCGCGGAAGGCCCACGCAGATCAGCATGATGCAGCGTATGAAGCACGGGCCGTCCGCGCCTTTATGACGAGAGATGAAGATGGCCAGTACTATTTCGACTACGTCTCATGGCGGTCCGTCGTTGAAACCGCTGGCATGGACGACGACAACTATCCTCTCTACCTAAGAGATCTTGCGAGTATCCTGAAGCGTGGGCTTTCGAGTACTGAGCCCAACGTACTGTCGAAATACCTCTGGCTTCACAGGCAATACGTTGCGGGGATCGAGCAGTTTGAGAAGCTCGGCACGAATCATCCCTATCGCATCAACAACCCGGAGAACTGTGACGCGATTGAGCAGCTGCCGAAGCTAAACGAGGAAGCGAAGAAGGCAGCGCGGATCATGAAGACTTCTAACCGAAAGAGCTCCAACTAGGCCGCTGTCCTACATCGCGGCTACGCCCGCGCCGGCCCAGCAACGTTCCAGAACAACACGCGGCCCGGACCCTTCCGGGCCACGCATTGCTCCCAGGCCTTCGCATCGTAGTGCGGGTCCGAGGGAAACGGCGGCTTGCTCCGCGCCTCGCGCCCGAACGGAAACGGATATTCGTGGATCGCGGCTCCAGCGACTTCATCGGACGACAGCGCTCGCCCGACCTGGACGACGTGTCGCCGCGCCGCCGGCCAGGCACGCGCAAGGCCTCGCGCGAGGACACCCGATCCCGCTGAGCACCAGACTTCGTCCGGTTCGACCGACAGCGAAGCGGCAGCCTTTGCGATCGCTTCGATCGCAAACTCAACATCGATGCCGAACGGGACCAGGGTTGCTCCGGTGCGTTCGCAATATTCGCGGGCGCGGGCCTGAACGACGGAGAGATATCCGGGCTGGACGGGAACGACCTTCGCACCGAGGCGCGCTGCTTCAAGCGTCCGCGGATGCGGCCGGATGCGCTGCGCGGTGAAGATCGTCGCGCGTTTGCCGAGCTGGCGCGCCACGGTCGCAAGCGCCGTCTGCGCGCCACCTTCTGCGGGACTCGCATAGACGGCTTCGTCCGCGCCGGCGAAGAACGCGCCGATGAACCGCGCCTTCGTGCCGCCCGGATAGAGATCGTCTCGGACAACGAGCACGCCATCATGCTCGACGACAGCAGGACTGGTTGCAGGGGCCGGAATCGAACCGGCTACCTCGCGGGTATGAGCCGCGTGCGCTGCCAATGCGCTACCCTGCGTCAAGCCTCGTCTCCCTGTGCGATTTCGCCGAACTCGACCGCGCCGCAGGCTTCGGTCGCCTTGCGCGGATCGCTCTTCACGAACACCATCACGTTCTGATGCGTGCGGCCCAGCTTGCGCGACACTTCGAATTGCCGGCCGACGCGCACCGGCAATGAGCCAACCGCGGTCACGAGGATGCCGTCGTTGTAGAACCGTGCGCCAGCGGCCTCGAAGGCCTGGACGGTGCGGCCCGGCAGGTTCACGTAGCAGCCGTCCTCGTCGCGAACGTCACCGATCACCCAGACCGCGAAGCGGTCTTTGCGGAGCCGACCGACCGCGTCGCGAATGATCGCGGCGTAGGCCGCGAAGAATTCCTCGCGTCCCATGTTCGACAGGTCGGCCGGATCGTCCGAATAGCGTTCGAGATTCCAGTACGGCGGACACGAGAAGATCAGGTCCGCTTCGACATCGGCAGCAAGCCGCGCGATCTCGCGCGCGTCACCTT